GCTGTGGAAATCCCTGCTGCGCAGTTGTAACTGCAAAGTTTGACGGATTGTTCGGCTTAACAATGTTTTCTGGCGGAGCTACATAGTCTGGGCTTATGTATTCCTTAAAGTATTCAACACATTCGGCTAATGTATAACCACGACCTTCTTTGAATATCTTGCATATGCCCCCGACACCCTCACCAGATTCAAAATCTTTTCCATTTAGAAACCAAGGGCTTTGCATGTCTATGTTAATAACCATAGACTTTCCTGCCTCACCACGAAGCGACCCGATATAGAATTCTTTGCCCCTTTGAACGCCCTCTGGGTATGTATCTATCAATGTCTGTAACTGTACGCTACGAGGCACTTCTCTCGAAATACGCTCGGCTACATCTTTGGGTGACTTACCAACGCTCAATATATTCATTGATCTGTCTCCCAACAAGTTTCCCTAAACTCACAAAACTTGCAAAGAAAGAAATCTTTGGTGTGAGCAATACGAGGTAGAATGTCACCTGCTTTCGCCGCAGTCAAGATATTCACTGCCTTGTCGCTTGCCTCTTGAGCCAACTTCTTATTGTAAGGTACAAGCTCGTAGTATATTTCAGACGTGTTTTTATTAATAACAGTAAACAAAGCAGGATGCTCATAAAGCTCCATATAAGTCTGGTATAGTGCAAGTTGAGTAGCATACACTGGGTTTGCTTTAGCGACACCATGACGAACAAACGCCTTAAACTTATTATCATTTGCTGACTTACACTCCCAAAGAGCAGGGTAGCCCATTTCAACAGGGCCATCGCAAATAACGCCATCTATATGTCCGCGAATCTCCCCATCCGCTATAGAAAACCCAAACTGCTTTCCATCTTTGTGTTCTGTACGCAAATCAAATCCTGCATCTCGCAACCATTTTGACGCGTAATCTTCTATCTCATGACCGAACTGAAAGATACGCAAAGTTCTTGCGCTAAATGCTTTATCTTTATCAATCGTGTAGTTTAAATAACGATATTGTATTTTACGCTGACATTCATCACCAATGCTAGAAGCACCGATATACTTGCGTCTCTCCCTTTTTTCTTCATTCGCAACAATCGCATCATCTACGACCTTAGTAATACTATCTGCTACAGGATTTTCATTAGAATGGGATTGAAGTAGAAGGCCAAGTGCCTGTTGACTTATAGTAGATTTCTTCGAGTTTCCCAATGTTTATCTCCTTAGTTAGAGGTGTTGATTCCTGTATTGCAAATATTAGTGTTTGTACTTCTTCTTCTGTGAGGTCACAAAACCTCTTATCCCAACCATACTTACCTAATACGAACGCCAACTCTTTCATTGGCGGTAGTGCTGTTGGTGCATTACTTGCTGCTGTCAATGTACTGTCTCCTCATTTAAGTCGAACAAATCTATGACATCATCAATGTCATCAGGATTTATTTCGCTGTTTCTAAACCCAATGTTTATAACTTCTTCACCTTTAACTCTGATACTTGCGGTACCAAACAGGACAATACTCTTGGCCTCTTCAATGTGATCGTTGATTTTTTCATTCGCAGAAGCTTTTATTTCTTCGATATTGGTTGAGTCTTTAACCCAACAAATCATTTCGTATTCACAAGTTTCAACTTTATCGTCTTCTTTTTCAGCAAGCATAAGATACATTTCAAATCTTGGCATCTATTCAGTCCCTGTTAATTTTTTAACTTGTTCTGAAATTATCTTATCAATCTTTTGCTTATTCCAATAGTACCCTAAACAACAACCTGCCTTATACTTTGTCCAAGAGAAATCAATCGCACTAATTTGTACGCCATTTCTGCGTAAATGCTCTTTCTGTTTGTCAGTAGCTGCTTGATTTAACCAACGCTTAGTTTTGTTAGCCGCGTTGCTATCTTCAATCTCACGAAGAAAATCATCGCCTGCCGCCATCGCTTGTACCTTCTCACCGATAGAAACCACTCTAGGACGCCCATTCTGCGCCTTCACGATAGCTATCCAGTATTTTCCGATATTACCTACCAAAGTAAACCCACTGAAGCCCATAGCCATCATAGCGTTTCCGTTACCAAATGGATCAATCCACATAAACGGAGATAACTTCATCAGGTCATACTCAGTCATAATGAAGCTATCTAATGCTTCTTTAACTTTTTTCTGGAACTCATGCTCGCAGATAGGACATATGCGCGTATTTGCAGATACTTCACTTCCACAATCAGGACATACTTTTGTAGGTGCTTCACCACCTTCAGTCTTATGCGCACCATCTAAGTTAGCTGTTTCGTCCAAACCGCCATGTGTAATGATAGATGTACCAAAATCCATGACAATACAGTCTGTCTTAATAGTATTTGGATATAGCTCTGGGTCGAGTATTCTTAGACCCCTGCCTATCATCTGAACCATTGTGCCTTTTTGTGAGCATGGTCTAGTTAAGATAACGCAAGATACTGGTGGGGCATCAAACCCTTCTGTCAGCACGGCAACGTTTACGATTACCTGTAAGTCGCCAAACTCCAAATCGTGTAGCATCTGTGCGCGTTCATCTTTGTCTGTCTCTCCAGTAACAAAGTTTGCTTTAACACCAGAGTTTATAAATGAGTCGCAGACGTGTTCGGCATGTGAGACTGTAGAACAAAACACAACAGTTTTTCTGCCTGATGCTTTCGCTTTCCACTCAGATACGATCCTATCATTAATCACCTGTCGATCCATGATAGCCGCAACTTCTTCCATATCGTATTCTTTGCCGCGCTTAGTGACGTTATCAAGTTGCTCGCCAACGCCAAGATCAATCACGAATGATTTAGGACGCACTAAAAATCCTTCACGAATTAAAGTTGCTAATTCAATCTGATGTGCGCAATTATTGAATACAGACCGCAAACCTTTGCCATCGCCACGGTTAGGCGTAGCTGTAAAGCCCACGATTTCTGCGCTGTCATTGTCCTCAAGAACAGCGTTAATTACTTTCATATAAGTTGGTGCGGCTGCATGGTGGCCTTCATCAACTACAACCATATCAAACATTGGGCGATCACGAAGATTTCTGTCTCTCGACATTGTTTGAACCATTGAGAACACGGCTTCGCCATCCCAATGCTTAACGGTGCCATTAACAATGCTTGTGGTAATATAAGGATTGACCTTCTCAAATTTCGCTTTGTTTTGCGAAACGAGTTCGTCACGATGCTGTATTACTAAAACTCTTCTGCCTTTTTCATGTCTCTTACCAACCAAAGCAGAAAGCATAATTGTTTTGCCTGCTCCTGTAGGAGCGACGATTAAGGTATTACCGTGTTTGTCTAATGCGTTACACGCGTCAGAAACGGCTACCTCTTGGTAAGGACGTAATATCATAATAAACCTATTTGCTAGAATAGTTGGGGGGATTGTGGCGCACGGCCCCCCTGTCCGTGTTCTAGCGGGTGCAGATAGACCCTGCCACTAGATTAACTTTGCGCCCAAGAAGGTACTGCACCAGTTGGTTGCGGACTTGCCGCTTGTGGTGCTGTGTTGGCAACAGGCGCTGAACCCTGTTGTGCCACTCCTTGAGTAAAGAACTCTCTGTTATCGGGTGTGAGTGCCGCCATAAGCTGATTGCTATCGGCGTAACCATTAGTACCCTTCTTGATACCAATTTTTGCACAAATCTCCAATGTATTCAAGTCTGCCATACCTGTAATGTTTCGGTTTTGCTGTGCTTGTGGTGTCATATCAGATGGTAAGATACCTCTCGCACTCTCAACAATACTCTTTAATGTTCGCAAACCGATTTCTTTTGCCAATGGCATACCACTTTGACCTAGCTTATCGCCATCAACGAATACGCTGTGCCAAAACTTTCTGCGGTCATACTCGCCACCGATAATAGTAAATTCAAGGTTCATCCACTTTGCAGATGTACTTGCAGACTTTTTAAACCAAGCCCCTTGTCCAAACTCAGGAATTTCCATATCTCCCGGCTGTACTAATACGATTGCTCGAACTACTGCTCCTTTTGGGATTAATGTAAACTCTTGGTTTTGTGGGTTATCGTCCTGTGGAACGTTATTTAAATTAAGCATTACGCTTCTCCTTCGCTAGTGTTTTGTGTTGTTGGATCAACAAAGATTAATTCTTTGTCAGTTTTATGTCCACCGCTACTCATTTTATCCATGAGCTTGCCTAAGTGTGGTTCTTCAATTACGTCAAGTCTTCCAGAGCGATCCTTTGCAGGATAGCCCCATTCGTTTAAAGGCTGACATACAAATGCACGATACTGTCCGTGATCACCTGTCAAAATAGACATAGTGATAACTTCGTCAACAATTCCGGGCAATTCTCTTCCAGTTTTACTACCCTCAATTTGAAGGTGATACTGTTTTCTTCCATAATCATCTGTGACTTCATCAAGAATACCTACAAACACAACGTTCTTTGATCGAATGTGCTGTATGTGAGTAAGCCAAGACATCATTTCACGACCATGCAAACCATATGCGGCTCGTGTATCCAGTTTTCCAGACCGTTCTGATCTGACTTCTGGTTGCTGTAGGCACCATTGAAAGCAAAGACGACCTGCAACAGTAATCGAGTCCACGAATAGAGTGTCATACTTTTGCCACACGTCAGCGCCATCGCCATACATCTGTTCAACATAGTTATAATGTGATTCGCTGTATGGTTGATCTTCTGCTAATGATGGATTTGGTCCACCTAAGAAGCAAGCAAGGTCACGACATTCTGCCCAAGTTCGCGGACGAACAACGTCGATTGCGCAACCTTCAATAGCTGCATCCCCTGCCTCTAAATCCATAAACAATGTTGTGCTTGGATTAAGTGTACGAGCAAGTGTAGTTTTACCTACACCGCTTGCACCGCAAACTACGATCTTATGACCCTTCTTTTCGGCAAGTCTTTGATCGGCTGTGATTATTTGTAAAGCCATATTATGTATCCAATTCTACTGTGAAGCGACCAACTTCTGTTGTACGACATTCTTCAAGAATGCTTCTGATTGCAGGTGGAGCGTTTGTAAACTTGCGCTCTTCTACAGCAAAAGTCAATTTACCATAGTGCCTAGCGTCTTCTTCAGATAAACTACCTAAAGCTTCACGCAAAGAATCCTGATCCCAAGACACCTTCTTAGTGACAACTGCTTTAATCTTGCGGTTGCCATCCATAAAACTTGCTGTGCCAAAATCTTTACCATCGACACCTAATGCTTCTCTTGCACGAGTTAAGTATGTGTCTTTTAAGTTTTGCTCAACGTCCTTTAAATCACTACGCAACTTATTGATTGCTGCCTTTAGCTCTTCTCGGACTTCGAATAATTCACGACTATTCATGTCGAATCCTTTCTGCTGTTTACTAGAGTCCCAACTATAAGCATATAGCATGGGTTTGTGTCAAGCAGTTTTTTTCGATAATAGAATATCAATGCCTAGACAGGCTTTCATAAGCTTCTTTTTTAGCTTAAATTCAGGCGTTTCAACGCCTTTAGCGTCATCAACAATGTAGTGCCATACACCATCTTTGTCTTCACGCTCATAACAGAAGTCAGCGATGTAAGCGCATATCTTCTGGTCATTAACCATCAAGTTAAAGCGAACCTGCAACTCCAAGTCTCTGATAGTTCCTGCGCGTTCTAGTGACTTTAGGTATAGGTATCTTTCGCCTTCCCACTTAGAATCAAATTTGATTCCTTGTATGATAACTTTCTTGTTTCCGTATTTGGGTCTTGACCCACGCCGCTTGGGATTATATACAGTAGGAAAAGTCATTTATGGGAAGGAACCTTTATGCCAAACCCGGGAAAATATAAATCCGTAGGTGTTTCTATTGAAGCTTATGATAAACTAGTTATCATTGCTGAAAGCGAAGATCGCGCTATTGGGCGACAACTTGCTCGTATGATAGATGAAACATACGAACATATTAATGCTAGTGTCAAGTCTAGGCGTCAAGCTCCAAATAGCTATGGCACAGTTGGTTTAGGCGGTCTGTCTTCAGTCTCTGTTATAGAAGACTAAAGAAGATCAGCGTTACCTAAACCGCCTAACAAAGTAGCTGCCGCCGCAGGGCTTTGTCTTGCGCGCTCTCTAACTGAAGGTGTCTGCATAGGAGAAACGGCTTCTGGATTATAAAACGATCTATCTAAAGGCGTTACTTCTGGTATATCTATACCTTGTGATCTTACTGATGGCGTAGTAGGTTCAGAAACAATTTGATCTTGAAGATCGCTTATTAAATTAGAAGCGTTATCTCTTGTAGAAGAAACAGCATTTACAGTCTCTCTGGCTCCAGTTTGCTTTGCAAAAGATTTTATTGTTTGGTTCATTACATTTAAGAACACTTGCATTTTTCCTTCAGGAGTTTTTACTTTTGCAGCTTCTTTTCCATATTTAGCAGCAAACGATTTATACATAGCTTCGTTTGAAAGAACTTTACCTATTAAGAAAAATCTTCCAATTCTTCCTATATTTTGAAAAGGATTAGCTGCTATATTAGCCGCCACAAGATCACCACCTTGAGCAGATTTACCAAGAACGCTCATAATTCTACCAAATTTATAAATGTCTTTAGCTTGATCTGCGCCAAACAATTCATCTAATGTGCCTGTTTTTTTAGCTGCATCAAATCTTTTAGCTAAAAGCTTGAATGAGTCTTTGTTTGTTAAAAATGTTTCTTCAAAATCACCTATAAGATTACTCATATAATAACTTCTTAGGTTTTCTATTTGAGCAGGATCATCATTAAAGAATTCTTTTAACTTTTTAACTTCTGGACCACGCATAGCAGGACTAGAAATTAAATCTGCTGCTTCTTCTGCGCTTAAAGTGCCACTGCGTATTTTTGCGTTTACAGAAGTTTTCTTAAATAAAGCCTCTTCATCTACAGCTTTTTTAACATTCTTTAATAAATCAATACCTGCATCATCAGCACCAGCCTTTATAAAATCGTCAATTACGCTTTGATTTATGTTAGTTAAAGAAAGATTGTCTAATTGATCTGCAAGTTTTTTTATTCCCGCTGCTTCTTTTCCGAACAATTCATCGGCTGTAGAGCCAAGCTTATCTAATTTATTTTTAAATACGCTGCCACTAAATTTTTTTCTAGCGCCTTCACCTACTCCAGATTCATTTAAAGTTCTTCTCAACCACTCACCCGCAGCTCTAGTTTTTAAAGGTTCATAAACATCAGAGCCTAAAACTTTTCGTGTGTCTTTTAAAAGTTTTGCATTGTCGTCTCTAATTAAAGATTTAAACTTACCTGCTGGGTTTAAATCTGATCCGCCTTTTACAGCTCTTGAAAGTTCTTTCATGCTTGCGGCTTGAGAAACAAGTTCAAACTTATCCATGCCTTCTTTAAAAAATGAACTTGCTTTTTTTAACTCTTTAGAAGCTAATTTCATTGCTTCTTTATCAGCAACACCAAGAGATTGAGCTTCAACTCTACGCAAAGCATTGCCAAGACCTCTAGGGCTTATTCTGTTGTCTAACTTTCCAAGAAATTTATCTTTTAAAGCCCTAACACTATCAGAGCCATAATTACCCATCCATGTATCATTTAATGATTTTCTAGCGTTATATATTTGTGCAAACGAAGCATCATCACCTAAGTTAATAATATCATTTAAAGCGTTACTAACTTTTCCTAAGTTCCCAGAGTTTGCACCAACTAATTTATCAAGTTCTCTTTGCGCGTCTGCGACTAAATTTTTTGTTGAAAATATTTGAGCATCACCTGTAGCACTTTCTACAAGGTTGTTTATATTTTGATACTTAACTCTTGCAGTATCGTCAAAAGCTTTAAATGCGTTTTGAAAAGAAGTTTGTATTG